CACCCTCCTTATTTTAACATCTCTTAACAAGTGTAATTTAAACTTTAATATACTTTTGTACCACTTAAAACAACAGCAACATGACGCAAGAGCAAATCAAACGCAGGCTTTTATTCATCATCGATGACGCGAGCCGTTTACTTCACCACCTAGAGTCAGGCAAGGACATGAGCGAATTCACGGGCTTTGCTGACGATGGGTATACACACCTGTCAAACATCCAAATCGCAGCAGACCTAGAGGACACGGAGTCTGACGTGTGGAAGAACGTACACTCCATGGATGCAGAAACCTTAGAACTTGTAACACTTAATTTTTCAAAAAGCAAAATATGAACTTAGCACAATTTACAACGCAGATTGCGACCACGGGTGGCGCAACCTACAACATCGTAACAGGCGACAGCCCAACATCAGGCTACGCCGCATCAATGCAGGGACACGAGAAAGTCATCAAACTTCCTGATACATGGGATTCCATGTCGGGCAGCGACCGAGGGATGTACATCAAGCAGCACGTCCTTGACTTCATCGTAACCAACGGGACTCAGCTAGAGACCTCATGGGACTACATTGGAGCATGGACTCATGAAGGCAACATCTACCTCGATGTGACCCGCGTGTTCAATGAACTCTACGATGCTGTCTTATTCGGCATCCTAAACAATCAGAAGGCCATCTACGATTTCAACCGAGATGAGTCAATCGAATTGCCCGAAGGTCAGACTCACGGCACAATGACTCAGGCCATGGACTACGCTAAGATGACAGCAACAGCAATCTCACATAAAATCCTTACAACAAATGAATAACTCAAGCTACCACAACTTTAGCTTCGGCACGTTCGCCAAGCAAGTATCAAAGGATGCACCCCACTCGAAGGTTACGCTTCGGGTGGAGGCCGACAACGATGACGGATTCGTCAGCGTGTATGCATACGACCAATTCGGAGACTACCTCAATGCCTTCTCCTACATGGACAGGTTCGAGGTTGATGACGACATGAACCAAGCAATCGAAGAGTATCAACTAGACATCGAAACAACTAAGTAATATGAGCAACAATAAAGCAATTGCACACGTGCAAAACCAAATCATGCTTTCATGGAAAGCCGTGATGAACTATGAGCAACAACTCCGCGACATCGGCCATGATGAAATCATCGAAGCCTGCATCGAGAATGAGAAGGAGAAGGTGTACATCTACACGACCATTCTCAATCAGCTAGAGACCTCAGTCAACCAAGCCAAGGCCATCCTCAAGGACGCTGGCTACTACGTTGACAACCTGTGGCACATCGATGACGTGAAGGGTCTGAAGGACATGAATGATGACGATGCATACGCCATCCTTGACACAATCCTGTCGGGCGACTACATCATAGAAGATATCGCAAATTCAATTAACCAAGCAACTCAAACGCTATGACACACTACGCAAACTACGACGCATGGAAGTTGTCCAATCCCGATGACGATGGACACTACACCGAGGATACCAAGGCTCGCATTGAAGAGCCAATCTATTTCAAGTACCAAATGAAATGGAACAGGAGACACCTTTACGGCATGATTACTACCTCAGGATACGACATCAAGATATGGAATATCGGACGCATCAGGACGATAGACATTGACGAAATCGAAACCTATGTCGAGGACGTGTACAGCGAGATTGATAGAATCAAATCTAACTACGAGAACTTCGAGTACATTTCTATGCAGGAGTTCTACGCAGAGTTCGAGCAGGTTCATAGCAAAACTCTAAAGATTGTACAAGATGCGACGAATAATTGATTACATCGCATTCACACTGATGATGTGGTTCTTAAAAGACATTGACAAATGATATTAGACTATCGCACAGGTGACGACATCGTTGCCATTCGAGACCACTCTCAGGGTGTGTTCCTCAAGGGAGATGTGTTCACAGCTATTGCCATGCAAAGGAACAGCTGTGGATGCATCATCCTTGTGGATATAGGTTTGAATTCTGACAGGCCATTTACCATGTGCCCTGTATGCGAGATGAAGGATGAGAAGACCGACAAAATATGGTGGGTCGATGCCCGATCATTCCGGAGATTGCTTTCCCGATCGGAAGAGGCAGACCTCGCAGAAGTTCTAGAACAAGTGTTATCAGAGCCACTAATTAACACTAATTAATGAGAGATTAGTTGAGAATCTAGAAGTTACACTATATTTGCAATCTAAATGACACGGCTGTACAAAACCAAAGATGGCTACGAAATTGTCAAACATTCGCGTGACGTTTATGCAATCACAGGCAAGCACGTCAAGTATGTGGGCAAGGTTTCATCAAGCTATCAATCGAGCGGGCAACTGCTCAAGAGTATACCAAACGAAATCAAAACAATCTTCTTTAACATCCAACGTAATGACTGAACGACCTTATTGGGTTATCTCGATTAACCCTGACCTTACTGGCAACATCATGACCTTCGGGTCATACCCTGACGCATGGAACTATTGGCGCAACAAGAATCTGAAACCCGATGGGATGCTGTACGCACTCATCGAGAATGAAGATGTAGCCAAGGGCTTCTGCGAAGACCACAACTTACAATTTACAAACCATATAACACAACAATCATGAATTGGAATCTCCAACAACTATGGAATGAATGCGTTTATTCCCAGCAACGTGCGCTAGAGCCACGTGACTACTGCTATGCATCTGAAATTGGTCAACCACTTGTTGACCGCTACCTCAAGATGAAAGCCGTTACGCCAACCAACCCACCCAACATGAGAAGCCTCCGCAAGTTCGAGGCGGGCAACCTCGTCGAGTGGGTAGTACGCTACGTTCTCGAACGTGCAGGTCTCATCAACAACACCCAAGAACGTGTGATGGTCGAGTACCCCAATATGCTCAAGGTATCGGGTCGCCTCGACTTCCTAGCAGGTGGCAAGATTGACATCGAACGTGCAAAGCAGGACATCACCTCATCGCACCTGCCCGAATCAATCCAAGCATCCTCCCTGTACATCGCAGAGAAACTATACGAGAAGTTCGGTGACAAGGAACTTGAGAAGAAAGTCCTAGAGATTAAGTCCTGCTCATCCTTCGTGATGGACATGATGGAGAAGACTGAGAAGCCTATCAAGCACCACCGCCTGCAACTATTCCACTACATGAAGGGGCTAGGTCTCAACGGTGAACTCGTGTACATCTGCAAGGATGACCTCCGTATGATGTGCTTCCAGTACGAACCGTCTGAGGAATTGGAACAGGAGTACCTCGCAGACCTTGCGGCAATCACACACTACTTCACATCCAACACACGACCCCCGCTTGAGAACCACATCGTGGTCGAGGACGGTAAGTTCAAGAAAAACTTCGGCATCGAGTACAGCAACTACCTCAAGTTCCTCTACGACTTTGACGAACCACGCGACTACTCAGACTCCGTTAAGTCTCAGGTTGCACGTTGGACTCGCGTAATCGCCCGCTATGCAAAGGGTGAGAACATCACCAAGAAGAACGAGGAAGTACGCACTGAGATCGAAACAGCCGGATATAACTTCAATCAGATTGTAGAACAAGCCAAGCGTTATGGCGTAACCGAAGAGGAGGAAGAAGCATGAAACGAGACACATTCATGAAGTGCTGTGAACGGATGAAGACAGCATCCAACAACATAGACGCAGTATACAAACTCAACATCGACCTCCATGAGTTTATGGATGACGAGCATTGGGTGGTTCAACACCTGTGGAGCGTCATCCTGACTCCGGAAGGATACGAATGGTTCTCATGGTTCATGTACGAGAAGGCGTACCTGTACGAATTCAAGGACGACATGAGAGCATACGACGAGAACAAGAACGAGATATGTCAGACACTGCCTGACCTATACGAATACTTAGTAACTAATAATCATTTTTATACATCAACCAAATGACAATCGAAGTAACCCACAATCTAGGAGACATCGTGTACTTCCTAAAGAACAACAAAATCGCATCCGGTAACATCTACAAGATAGAGGCTACCATTAGCGAAGAAGGTCAAACAGGATTCTTGTTCATCAAGACCGAAGACTACGACTCAGTAGTAATACGACCACACGAAGCATTCAATTCACGCCAACAACTAATCGACCAGCTATGAAAATCAAAGTAGAAAGCGGATACCCCGCACCAACCCGATCGACAGCCCGTGCTAAGTACCCATTCGCAACTATGGAGGTGGGCGATAGCTTCTTCATGAAGTCAACATTTCCTGAACATGAACGTGGCCGTGTATCGGCAGCAGCCTGCGCCTATGCCAAGAAGCACGGCGTTAAATTCTCAACCAAAG